TATTCACTTGTTCAATTTTCCAAAACAAATGCCAATGACAATTACCACCTCATAGTTCCCTACGGCAAAGCCGCTGGCGTTGATATTAAGCAGACAAGCTACGCAGCCACTCCTGCTATCCGCGAAGCCGCGATGATTATGGCGTGCGATATTTGGCAGAGCAGACAGAGCAGCCAGAACGGCGGCATGACAATAGACGGCGCACCTTCACCATGGCGCATGTCATCAAGCCTTATTGCCAAAATCCGTGGACTTATTGCACCTTACGAATCACCAAGAAGCATGGTCGGATAAATGACCGCGATAACCACACTTCGTTCAACCATAGCCACTGCCCTAGCCAATCCTGGCGTTTGGTCAGTTTTTAGTTTTCCACCACCATCGGTAATTGCTAATTCGGTTTATCTACAACCCGATGACGCTTATCTTGATTTTTCAAATAACAATTACACAACAGTCGGCCCTACTGCAAACCTAAAGGTTGTAATGGTTGTGCCGATGTTTGATAACCAGGGCAATCTAGGTGATCTTGAAACTTTTATGGTGGCAGTAGCCAACAAGTTATCAGCCGCCAATCTAAACCTTCGTATCAGCTCTATGAGCGCACCGCAGGTTCTAGGACTCGAACAAGGGCAAATGCTTTCAGCAGAACTTTCCATATCCCTAGTAACAGAATGGAGTTAGTTATGGCTAACACAGACGCAGAAAATTTGGCTTGGTTAAAGAAAATCGGCCAAGTGCAAGACACATCAACCACACCAGCCGAGAAAGCCGAGGAAAAATAAATGGCCGTATTCCTAAACGCCACCGCAGTAAAAATTAACGCAGTAGATATTTCCCAATATGTAACTAGCGCAACGCTTACCCAAGCCGCTGACGAACTAGAAATTACAGCCATGGGCGATTCAGCAAGAAAATATGTTGCTGGATTACAGACTGGAAAACTAGATCTCGAATTCCTAAACGACTTCGCAGCTTCTCAAGTTTGCGCAACCTTACAATCAGCAATCTACACAACAGTAACCGCAAAGCTACTACCAGTCGGCGGTGCTTCACCAACTATCAGCGCAACCAATCCTTTGTACACAGTGAGCATTTTGATTAACAACCTAACCCCAATTTCGGGCGCGGCAGGAAGCATGAGCTCTAGCAGCTTGTCCTTTACTTGTAACTCAACAATCGTTCAAACAACAACAGGTACTTGGTAAAAACTAACTAAAGAAAAGGGTGCAAAATGGCAAGAATCAAAATCACAAAGACAGATGGCAAGGTTGTTGAACAGAGAATCACACCATCTATCGAGTATGCGTTTGAAGTTTGGAAGGGCATGGGATTCGCTAAAGCGTTTTCCGAAGAACAGAAGCAAACAGATGTCTTTTGGCTTGCCTGGGAAGTCTGCCGCCGAAATCCTGAATGGGGCAATATCAAGATGTTCGGCGCAGACTTTGTGGATCAACTTGAAAAGGTAGAAATTCTTGATGATGTCCCAAACGAATAGAGCGTAATTCCGTAACTTATTTAATCGCTTCGTTGGCGGTTGAAACAGGAATTGCGCCTAGTGAATTACTTGCAGTAGATCGCAGAATGATAGATGCGATGGTTATGGTGTTAAACGATAGAGCAAAGGCGGTGCGGCGTGCCAGTTCAAGTTAAAGGCTTCATCGAAGCCCGTAAAGCTATGCGCCAATTCGCACCTGATTTAGACAAAGAACTTACTAAAAATGTTCGTGCAATCCTAAAACCAGTTGTTGCCAACGCTCGTGCTTATGCCACCCCTAGAGTTCCAGGTTTATCTAACTGGACTTTCGCTGGCCGCGGCAAAAAGATTAGTGCTGGGAATTCAGTCTTTAGGGTTGGCAAGTTTCCTAAATACAACGCTAGTGAAGTTCGAGCTGGCATAAAGTATTCAGTGCGCAAAACTCGCCCAAACCAAAAAGGCTTTAGCGCCATTTATCGAATTGTTAATGAATCTCGGGCAGGTGCCATATATGAAACCGCTGGCCGAAAAAACTTTGCAGGAGATCCAAGATCTAAATCTACAAATCCTTATGCTGGTTATCATTTTAATTTAGCCCTAAATACAAATTCTCCAATGAAAGGCTATGACAAAATGAAGGGCCGTTTAATTTATCGCGCTTGGTTTGAAGATAACCAAAAGGCTACCAAAGCAGTTCTCAAAGCCATAGATAGCAGTACAACGCGCTTTACAAAGACAATTATGACTGGTGGCTGGCATCGGGAGAAAGCCGCATGAACAACAACAAAGCATCAGTTTTTATTGACATTATTACCGAATTTGTTGGTGCAAAAAATATCAAGCAAGCCAATAGTGCTTTTGATGGTCTTACAAGTAGCGTCAAAAGATTTGTATCTGCTTACGCCGTGGAAGAACTCGTCAGAAGTTCTATCAACGCTTTCAAAGAACAACAAGTTGTTTTGGCTGGTTATGACAATTCGCTTAAAAACCTTGGTACAAGTTACGCGGCTATTGCCCCAGTCATAGAAAAAACAACTTCGGCTTTTATGGATCTTGGTTTTCAAGATAACCAAACTATTGAAGCCCTAACAAAACTAACAACCGCCCTTGGCAACCCAGCCAAAGCTTTAGAAGTACTTGGTACAACCGCAGATTTAGCACGATACAAGAACAAATCTTTATCTGAAACAGCTGGTTTAGTAGCAAAGGCTATTGCTGGAAACTCGCGTGCTTTTGCAGATTTAGGCTTAAAGATAGATAAAACGCTCTCACCGCAGAACGCTTTTAATAAATTATTAGATCAAGCTCAAAGCAAAGCTGGTGGCGCGGCTAAGGCTTATTCAAAGACTCTTGCAGGTTCGTTAGATATAGCCGCAGCCAAGACAGAAAACGCATCGGAAGTCTTAGGCAAAAAGTTAGCCCCATCTATTCAGAAGCTAGCCGAATTTGGGGTTAAATATCTTGTGCCGTTATTTGGTTACATAGCTGACAACATCGCGCCAATTATTGCTATGGCAGCTGCTATTGGGTTAGTCGCTTTGGCTATCAAAGGTGTTGGAATTGCATCAGCCGTAGCCGCAGGAGAAATGGCACTTAATCCCCTATTTGCTGGCGCAGCCCTAATTGCTTTTCTTGGTTACAAAGCAGCTACTTCTAAGATGACAACAGTTGCGGCTGATTCTATGAGCTTTGGTGGTTATCGCCTAGGTGCTAGAGGTTTGCCACCTAAAAAATCTCCTACTGCTAAAAAGGTAGATGAAACAAAGAAACTGACCACTGCCGAAAAATTATTAGCTGACTGGGAAAAAAAATGGAACGCGTCAAGCTTAAAGTCCGCCAATGATTTAAAGAAAGCAACGGCTGACAAACTTAAACTTGAAAAAGACTCTGCCGTTTTGAAGCTAGCCGCTAAAGTCTTAGATGTAGATCAAGCGCAAATTGCTATTGCTTTAACTAGAGATATATCTAAAGCTGATAAAGACCGCCTTTTGTTGCAGCAAGCCCTTCTAAACGACAATGCAGATGCCGCCGAAAAATTATCTCAAAAAGTTATACAAGCACAATTACAAGCAATAGCCCTTGGCGCGCTTAATCCCTTGTCTGGCTGGACTGGGGACATCGCGGCGGTAATTGAAAGCTTGGTTAATCTCCAAGCCGAACTTGCCAAGGTTAGCGGTATAGCTCTAACAGGATCACAACTTCTTGCAGGAGATTACGCATCTGCCGTAGCAGACATAAATGACCCTTCTTTTGCCGCTGCTGACGCTGAAACCAAAGCGGCTTTGGCTGGACTTGCAGCTTTAGGCAAAGGCAGCGTTGGCAACACTGCAATTAGTCCAAGTTATGTAGATGATATTTTGATGCGAAATTCCGCTACTGGTGCATTTAACGCTACAACCCAAACCATTAACCTAGTTGTTGATGGGCAAGTTCTTACATCGGTAGTAACAGGTGGCCAACAAAACACCAGCGCATCGGGCGTATCCCCTGCCGTTAGCCGATTAAATCCTTATAGTTCAGGCTTCTAATGAGTTACCCAGTAACGCTTACAGTTACCTTTGATTTTTCAAACGGCCCAATCTTTGGCTATCCATTCACTATTGGAGATCCACAACACGGAATCTTAGGCACAAATGTTCTAGCCGATAGCGCGGCAGATGTTGTTGATATTTCAGACCAAGTATTGAAGGTATCAACTAAAGGTTCTTACAACCTTATTCAAGACCAGTTCATCTCCAATACTTGCAGCGTTACAGTCCTAGACCCTAACGGGGACTGGAATCCTCAAAATACTTCCAGCCCTTATTACGGCAAATTGGTGCCACTTCGCAAGCTTAGAATCTCTGCCACCTACCTTGGCGTTTCCTATTTCATATTTTCTGGCTATACAGATTCTTACAACTACACCTACCCGAAAGACCAGGAATATGGATATGTGCAAATTAACTGCACAGATGCTTTCCGACTCTTTAACCTGGCTAATATCTCAACAGTCAGCGGTGCAACGGCTGGACAGGACACTGGCACCAGAATTGGCAAGATACTTGACCAGATTCAATGGCCAACTTCTATGCGCACGATTACCACTGGTGGCAGCGAAACCACCTGCCAAGTAGATCCTGGAACTAACCGCACTGCCCTACAAGCTTTGAAGATGGTCGAATACACAGAACAGGGCGCGTTCTATATTGGTGCAACAGGTAACGCCGTATTCAAAAGCCGCGCACAAATTGAAGGTTACTCTGGGCAGAACCCAACAGTCTTTACCAATGCTGGCAGCGGCGGTATTCCATATAACAACATCGTATTTGCCTATGATGACAAGCTGATTATTAACCAGACCAATGTGCAGAATGTCGGCGGCACCATGCAGAGTGCCACGAATTCCACATCTATATCCACATATTTTCCACATTCATTTACTCAACAAAATGTCTTAGCCCAGACAGATGCCGCAGCTTTAGATATTGCTCGGCTTTATACCGCGACCAGAGCGTTCACAACCCTGCGAATAGATGCCATGACCTTAGACCTATCAGATCCGGCGATGGTGTCGGCTGGAATTATTGCTGCCCTATCCCTGGACTATTTCAACACAGTGCAGATTACAAACTATGGCCAGACCACCTCAACTGGTGGCACATCAACTATCACCAAGACCCTGCAAGTTATGGGTTCAAACCACGAAATAACACCAAACACTTGGAAGGCCACTTTTACGACTTCCGAGCCAATTAACGCAAGTTTCATTATAGGTTCGTCAATCTACGGCGTGATAGGTGATCCCAATTATCTATCGGTCATGTCTTACTAAGGAGAAATAAATGGCAACAGGGTTTCCAGCCGCTACGGGAGATGTCCTTTCAGCTGCGATGTATAACGGGCTAGTGGCTTTCACAGTCGGCAGCGATCAGACTGCTGATTACACCGCCGTAATTGGCGATGGTTATCAAGGTTTAGTACCAATGAACAAGGCAACTGCCGTAGCGTTCAAGATACCAACCAACGCATCAGTAGCCTTTCCAACTGGCACAGTAATTACAGTATTAAACAAAGGTGCTGGCTCTTGCACAATAAGCGCAGTAACTTCAGGCACAACCACAGTTCTTTCAGCTGGCGCAACTGCCGCATCTCCAACTCTTGCCCAATACAAAACCGCTGCTTGCATTAAAACTGCTACAGATACTTGGTATGTGGTCGGTGCTATCGCATAATGATTGGTAATTCTATTGCTGGATTCTTGGGAACGGGTGTCGCAGTTTCGGCAACTTCTTATGAATCTATTGCAACCGCCGCCGGCACAGGTGCAAGTGCAACAATAACTTTTACTTCTATTCCTAGCACTTACAAGCATTTGCAAATTAGAGCAATCGCTAGAACGGCATCTGGAACAGGTGCTTTTTTACAATATAATTCTGATACTGGAAGCAATTATACTCGTCATTATGTAGAAGGTAACGGCACAGCGGCTTCATCTGGTTCTGGAACTTCGACAACAAAGATAGATTATTTACAGGCCGTTTCAAATGCAAATATAAATGGTGTAAATATTGTGGATATTTTGGATTATACAAACATAAATAAATATAAAACCACAAGAATTTTACAAGGTTATGATGCAAATGGAACAGGTAATATCGGTTTAGGTTCAGGATTATGGATGAACACATCTGCCATTTCCACAATTACAATTACAACTAGCAATGGTGCAAATTTTGCAACGACCACTCAATTTGCTTTATACGGAATCAAGGGGTAATAATGACTGCTGGCGCGACTTATGAACCGATAGCAACAACTACTCTTACAAGTGGTTCTACTTTGACTTTTAGTTCCATTCCATCTACTTACACGGATTTAGTATTAGCCATAAATGGTACATTAAATACCAGTTCTGCCGCATTAGCGATGACTTTTAATTCTGATAGTGCTACAAATTACTCTTATACAAGAATAGAAGGTAATGGAACATCGGCTTCATCAACTAAACAAAGCACTACTAGCTCTATTTCCATCGGTTTTTTAATTACTACTCAATCATTTACAATCTTGAACATTCAAAATTACGCAAATACGGGAACATACAAAACCGTTCTTGGTAGATATGGAAGCGCAGCCGATTCGACTGGCCTCGGAGTTGGTCTATGGCGTTCTACTGCCGCTATAAATAGAATAGATATTACCGTTGCAAATTCTTTTGGAAATCCTACTTATGCAACTTTATACGGAATCGCGGCAGCATAATGGCTAATACATATACACTTATTGCATCTAATACAGTTTCATCCAGTAGCGTTTCAAGCGTTACTTTTTCCAGTATTCCAAGCACTTACACAGATTTACTTGTAAAAGTTTCTTGGCGCGATACACAAACCCAAATTTATGGTGGTTTATTTTATTATTTCAACGGACTGACTACCAATAGAACTAACAAATACCTTGAAGGCAATGGCGCAACTGCCGTTTCGGGTTCTGCTGCAAGCAATACTAAAATGCAAGTTGGTTCTGGAACTGGTGCAAGTGCCACAGCAAATACTTTTGCAAATGGTGAGATTTATATTCCTAATTATGCTGGCAGCACTAACAAATCTTCGTCAGCAGATGGCGTAGGAGAAAACAATGCTGCGACTGCTTATGCAACTTTGAACGCTAACCTTTGGTCATCTACGGCTGCTATAACTCAAATAGATTTTGTGGCAGATGTGGCTATCGCTCAGTATTCATCATTTTACTTATACGGCATCAAGAACTCATAAGGAGATAATCATGGCAAAAGCAATCGAAGTGAACTGCGAAACTGGAGAAGTTACAGAGCGTGATTTAACTGCTGGCGAAATAGCAGCCCAGGCAATCGCAGCCCAAGATGAGGAAAATCAACGCAAAGCAGATGAAGCTGCCCAGGCAAAGAAGCTTGCAGATAAAGAAGCGATAGCCGCAAAGCTTGGTTTAACCAGTGCAGAACTCCAAGCCCTACTCTCCTAATACACCGCAAGCCATGATCGCGGTTGCGACCGCAGAAGTTGGTTATGTAGAAGGCCCGAAAGATAACGAAACAAAATACGGGGCTTTTACAAAGCATAACTTTCAGCCGTGGTGCGGTTCTTTTCTTATGTGGTGTGCCAATAAAGCAGGGGTAACTATTCCAAATGTGGTTAGCGTCATCGAAGGTGAGGCGAGTTTCAAAGAACTAGGACAGAGCCACAAGACACCCAAGGTAGGCGATTTAGCGTTCTTTAACTTTACCCGTGGCACACTGCCGCAACATGTCGGACTGGTAGTAGAGATTAACTCCACTGGTGGACTCATCTGCGTTGAAGGAAACACAAGCTCTAAGAATCAAGCCAATGGTGGCCAAGTAGAAAAAAAGCCACGCGCACCCATGTTTGTAACTTCTTACGGCCGACCTAATTACACTAACTCTAAGGGCACACCAAAAGAAAAGGAAGTGCTCTAATGGAACAACTCAAAGCCGCGCTCATGTCTTATGTGCGCACTGCCCTATCTGCAATTCTCGGTGCTTACATCGCCGGACAGACAGATCCAAAACTGCTAGGAACTTTAGCCTTATCAGCCATAGCAGGGCCACTGCTTCGCGCTCTTAATCCTAAAGACGCAGCGTTCGGGCGCACTGCAAAGTAAATGACAACGGCTGACTGGACTGCGCTGCTACTTGGTGCAATAACTTTAATTACTGCATTTGCAGGTGCAGTCCGTTGGCTTGTTAAGCATTATCTC